AGGCCCCCCACGCCTACCCGAAAGATTTATTCCCCAAATTTCTACTTTTCTCACACAGCATACAATGGTTCTCCAACAAATACGTGATTACTTACACGAAGCACAGCTTCGAATTAAGAAAGAATGGCAAACATTCCAATCATCTCATGAAACCACTGGTTATTCTGACAAATTTCCAACCGACAGCGACCTTCGCCGTTACTACGACTCTGCTCGAAATTACGACGCTGAACATCACCGCACTACCGAATACGAACACAACTTCGCTCAAACACATGAACGCTACACTCAAGCTAACATTAACCGCAACGAACCTTTCGAATTTTATCGCAATCTCTCCGATTCCGAACTCCCCGCAAGCCGATTTCCCCAACCTGGCATCACTGTTCTCCCCTTCCGCTACCATACTGGACAAGTTGTTCATACTACCGATGATCTTCCTGAATCTGGATTTGACCTTCACCCTCTTATCAAGTACCTACTTGAACGCAAATACTATCATTACAAACAGTACACTGACAAATTCTGCCGCCCTCTTGGCACTACAGATGCTACTTTCTCCGATTTTAATCGCGAACAAGTCACTATTGACCCAATCGAACAATCCCGCAAAGAATTAGTTTTACCCCTCGTAACTACTATTCTCAATGGACTTCCCTACTTACCCCTTCACTTTGTTGACACACGATTCTGCAACACACCAAAATCAACTGGCACTGGATACTTCCAACGCTTCTCAACATTCTTCAGAACCCACGCTTACTACGCACGGAACAAGTTATACGCCTTACGTCCCACATCAAAAGGATATTTCTTCAACACCGTATACCACTTCTCCCGCACCTGGATGCACCACATCAAGGAACACGGCTTTCCCTTCGTCCCATCAGACAATCCTCCTGACAACATCAGACAATTACGGATTTTCTTCACTAAGCACGTTACTATGCTCTTTACTCGCAACCACATCTCCGACAGAGATGGAAATCTCAAACAACGTCCTGTTTACGCAGCTGATGACTTCTTCATCCTTTGCGAACTTATGACTACATTTCCACTCCACGTCATGGCCCGTTACCCAATCAATGGTATCAAATCTGCTATTATGTATAGCTTCGAAACGATCCGAGGATCCAATCACTACCTGGACTCACTCGCAAAATCATTCCGATCTTACTTCACGATAGACTGGTCCGCTTTCGATCAACGCGTTCCCCGCGTCATCACTGACCTATTCTTCTCTGACTACCTTCGCAGTCTCATTATCATCAACCACGGCTACCAACCTACTTACGAGTACCCTACATACCCTGATCTCACTGAACACGATCTTTACCACCGAATGTCCAACCTTCTCACTTTCATTCATACATGGTATAATAATATGGTCTTCGTCACCGCTGACGGATTCGCATACTTACGATCAACAGCTGGCGTCCCCTCAGGCATACTCAATACACAATATATTGACTCCTGGGTTAATGCATTCCTCCTTGTAGATGGACTTCTTGAATATGGCTTCCTCCCATCCCAAATTCTTGAAATTACCTTCTTCATACTAGGAGACGACAACACTGGTTTCACTCACCTTAGTCTTGACGAACTTCAACAGTTCCTCGATTTCTTTGAAACCTATGCACTTTCACGCTACAACATGGTTATCTCCAAAACCAAATCAATCATTACGATCATGCGCAACCGCATTGAAACACTTTCATACACATGTAACTTTGGCAAACCTCGCCGCCCACTTGGCAAACTAGTCGCTCAACTATGTTACCCTGAACATGGCCCCAAAGATAAATATATGTCTGCACGCGCAATTGGCATTGCTTACGCAGCCGCAGGAATGGACCCCGAATTCCATGAATTCTGTTATGATATATATCATACCTTCCTCCCCTACGCAGCACCAATTAATGACTACGCTCTAGACATGGCCCAGAAACACCTTCCCGGCTATTTCAAGATCCTGGACTCACTGTCCGCCGAAATTCCATTCGACCACTTCCCAACTATTGAAGAAGTGCTCCATAAATACTCAACATGGCAAGGCTACCTCAAGCCCCAACCAAAATGGAACTCAGCCCACTTTGTGAATCTACCACACGTCATCCCACCGGATGCAAAAACAATGACACAATACGAACTTGAACATAACATTCAACGTCCACCAGTTATTGACTGCTTCCAAGACTTCACTCTCGTTTAATTTTACGATTTTCGTTTGTTCTGTCTTTAATTTATTTTTAGTCTTATGACTTTTAAAGTTTTACAAAACTTCCAAAATACCCAATTAAAAACAAATA